GGTATGCTCATCACTGCTGATGCCACCACTATGGGAAATGTTCGGGTTGGTTCGTGGAAGTATTCTCTTGATCTGACTCTTGGTGTGACTACGGAGGAGTTGATGAACGGTCAGTTTGTCGTTTCTCCGAAAGTCACGCGGTGAAGATACGAGTAACAGAAAACAATATTTCTGTAAAGCCCAAACAGACAGAGGGAAGACTTATTTGTTTTCGCAAGGAGTGGAGTGTCAAACCAAAGCCCAAAGGAGTGATACTTCAGCGATTCAAGCAAAAATCAGTGTTGAAGACAGATGAGATGTTTGGGACTATTCTTCAAAAGAATCCCTTTCGGAGAATCCTGAAGCAAAACGATTGACACCCCTGCACCCTGTGCTATACTCCACCGCAAGGAGACTACATCATGGATACACCCACACTCGGTTTTTATATTATTCCAGACACAGGCGCAGAGGTTCCCGCGTTTGCCACAGACGGCTCTGCGTGTTTTGACATCTGTGCCCGATTCCATCACGACCCTGCCAATTCCGAAGGTGACTGGACCGCATACAAGCCAGTGATTGCCTACGGACCACAAAATGTCCGCATGGAACTCCACCCCACACATGGGGTGCTGGATGTGCCTGCGGGTTGGCGTTTCCTCATTCCCACAGGACTCATTTTGGATATTCCGCAGGGCTACTCCGTTCGGCTCCATGCACGGAGCGGACTTGCGCTGAAGGAGGGCTTGGTGCTTGCGAATGCGGAAGGGGTGATCGACTCCGACTACACAGACGAATTAAAGATCATGGTCACCGCAATCTCGTCGTGCATCGTGTCTGTTCCCAACGGGTCGCGCATTTGCCAAGGCGAACTGGTGCGGAATCAGCCTGTGTCGCTGGCACGGATTGACCACCCACCCATGCAGAAGACACAGCGCGAAGGTGGATTCGGCAGCACAGGACAGTTTAGTTGGGACGCAAACCCAGGAGCACAGCCATGACCCGAGATGAACTGCTGAAGTTTCACGAAGAGATCACAAAGGAAGCCCGTGACCTGATGAGCCTGAAGAATCGGGACTACGCAGGAAACGAAGGGCTTGAGCCGTTTGCAAACTTTACCCGTGTGGAGGCTATGGGCATCTGCAAGACAGAGCAGGGGTTCATGGTGCGCCTCACAGACAAGATGAGTCGCCTGTCCTCGTTTGTCCGCGCTGGTAAGATGCACATCAAGGACGAGTCTTTCAAGGACACCTGTGTGGATGTTATTAATTACATGGTTCTGCTTGCTGCATATTTGAAAGACAAAGAGTCGCAAAAGCCTTAAAATATTCAGTCCACGGTAGATTGAAATATTGCTGTCTGCTATACTACACCCATGCCCATCCGATACCTAGGTTACGCCTGTATGAACTTGTCTCTGTGTGAGGGACGCAAAGCAAAGGATCGGTTCTTCACAGACCGAACCCTGCGGATGGATCGCTTTTCCCTAGAGCGTGTGGGGGAACTTGGTGCGCGGAACGCTGCCGATCTCCTCCCCATCCTACAGTGGAATGTTGCGAACGGCATTCGGTTCTTCCGCATCGGCAGCGGTATGTTTCCGTTCATGGATCACCCCACGCTTGGCTATGGCATCGCGGACTTGTCTCCATCACACAGAGCGGCAATCATCGCCCACTTGTCCGCAGCGGGTGTATACGCAAAGACGAACGGAATGCGCCTGTCGTGCCATCCTGGTCCGTACACCTGCATTGCGTCCCCCGATCCCGACACCGTTAAGAAGAGTGTGCTGTGTCTCCAAATGCACTCACTCATCGCAGACCTGTTGGGCTACGGGGACGAGTTTGCCATCAACATCCACATGGGCGGAGTCTACGGCGACAAGCACCAAACCGCAGGGCGGTTCCTCCGGGAGTTCTCCCGACTCCCTGACAGTATCAAGCGGCGGCTCACACTTGAGAACGATGACAAGCCCTCAATGTGGAGCATGACCGAACTGTTCAAGGAGGTTGGGAAGCACTGCACCGTGAAACTAGTGTTGGACATCCACCACCACCGCTTCTGCCAACAGGAGTCCCTGTCCGAAGCAGCAGACATGGCATTCCGCACATGGAGCGGTTTCTGTGAAGTTCCAAAGGTTCACTACTCGGAATCCAAGGAAGGTGCGCGACCGCAAGCCCACTCCGACTACATTCGCAAGGAAATTCCTCCACTGTCGGATACGGTGGAGTACGATGTGATGATTGAAGCCAAAGCAAAGGATTTGGCTCTACTTGAATACAGAAAGGTCTACTCGCCATGTTTGGTCTGATTCTGTCCGCAGTTCTGTGCCTTGTTCCCCCCACCGTTGATACCCGTCCTCTGCTTGATGCCATGTATGCGGTGGAGTCCACCAGTGGCAAGAATCTTGTAGGTGACGGTGGACGCGCCATTGGTCCGTATCAGATTTGGCGCGAGTATTGGCAGGACGCTGTGGAACACGATCCGTCCATCGGCGGCTCGTATCGTGACTGCATGGACAAGGCGTATTCGGAGCGGATCATCCGTGCGTATTGGGCGCGTTATGCCCCAAAGGGAGCGACTGTTGAGCAGTTGGCACGGATTCATAACGGTGGACCTTCAGGTCACAAGCGTAGCGCGACCGTGAAGTATTGGAAGAAAATTGTTGCAGCAATTAGGCGTTTTTCGTGATACAATTTGACAGCCCATACAAGTTTGAGGTTGAGGATTTTTCTTTTGGAAATCTGAACCGTTTAATCTTGATTGAGTTGTTTGTTGATGGTAGAGTTGCTTCGAAGTTTCTAGAAAGACACATTCCCATTTGGTTTTCGGAGTTGACATTCGTAGACAAGGCTGGTTACGATTTCATCCACGAAGACGGTTCGCGCTACGAAGCAAAGTGTTTCACAAAGTCTGGACTGAATTACTCTGCTTCAAAATATCAAGGAGTAGGCAGGGAGATTGACATAAATGAACACACCAAACACGCAAGCAGCACAAATTACATACTCTGCGATGTGGTGTCTTTTCCAATCATAAGAGTGGTTTTCTTTGACGGAAAGACCCTACTATCTCGCTACCCAACAGGACTGATTAAATATGCAGAACGACACCGAATCTTTTGTGAGCGATCAAATCTACTTGATGGATTGTCTTCAGGGGATGAAGCAACTGCCGTTCAGCAGTGTTGATGTGGTCGTTACTTCTCCGCCATACAATCTCAACATAAACTACGGACAATACGAAGACAACAAGCCAAGACAAGAGTATCTTGACTGGCTAGAATCCGTGTTTGTGGAGTGCAAGCGGATTCTAAAAGACGACGGGCATCTATTCATCAACATGGGCTACTCTAATGTAGACCCTTGGGTGGGAATGGATGTTGCGTATCGGGTGAAGAATCATTTTGTTTTGCAAAACAACATATCGTGGGTCAAGTCCGTTTATGTGGGAAACAAAACATCTGGACACTTCAAACCCATCAACTCATCTAGATTCATTACACCAACATGGGAAAACATATTTCACTTTACCAAGACTGGATCTGTTCCTGTTGATCGGCTGTCTGTAGGTGTTCCTTATGAATACTACAAGGAAAATCTTAGAAACGAAAGCACAGCAAGCACCAAGCCAAACCTTCGATGCAAGGGAAACACTTGGTTTATTCCTTATGAAACCATAAATTCAAAGGAGTTGAAAGGAAAACACCCCGCCGTTTTTCCTGTTCAGTTGGCATCGGATTGCATTAAACTCTCTGCCAAGAAAACAGGAGTAGTTCTAGATCCATTTATGGGAACAGGAACAACCGCTGTTGCTGCTGTTAAAAACGGTATGCGCTACATTGGATACGAGATAGATCCAGACTATCACAAGTTTTCGATAGATCGACTGCAAAAGGAAACCCTTCTAGAGGATTTTATGACATGAGCAAGCCATTTGGATATTCGTATTACCTTGATATGTACGGTTGCCGCGCAGGAGCAGCGGATGACTTGGAACTGCACTACCGCTTTCTTGAGCGCGTGGTGGACAAGATCGGCATGACCCGCATGAGTCAGCCTGTTGTGATGCACGGTCCCACGGATCACGGCACCGAACTGTATCCCGACAAGGCAGGAGTCAGCGGGTGGGTTCCTCTCATTGAGAGCGGTATTCAGATTCACTCAATGGAACCAAAGCGATTCATTACCCTTGATGTGTATTCGTGCAACAAGTTTGACAAGCAGATCATTCTTGACTACGCACGGGAGTGCTTTGGCTTCCAGCAGCACGAAGAGCGGTTCTTTGTGCGTGGGATGGGATATGGCGACATCCCATGAATACCCACCGCATCATTCTTGGCGACTGCATTGAGGGCATGAAGACTCTGCCCGATGGGGTTGTCCACACTTGCATCACATCGCCTCCCTATTTCGGACTCCGCGACTACGGCGGCGGGGACAGCGAGATCGGTCAGGAGGACACCGTTGAGGGCTATGTGCAGAAGATGACCGAAGTGTTCCGCGAGGTGCGCCGTATCCTGCGTGATGACGGCACCCTGTGGCTGAACCTTGGCGACTCGTATATGAGCGCAAAGAACTGCGCCCCGCCCCCACAGACGCAGGGTGGTCAGCGCGGAATGCCTTCAGACTTTGTTCCTGCAAACCGCAAGGATCAGAAGGGGCTGAAGACGAAGGACTTGATCGGCATTCCTTGGCGTGTAGCCTTTGCGCTGCAAGCGGACGGGTGGTATCTACGCCAAGACATCATTTGGAATAAGCCCAACCCCATGCCTGAGAGTGTGGAAGACCGCTGCACCAAGGCACACGAATACATCTTCTTGCTTTCCAAGAAGCCACACTATCACTACGATCACGAAGCAATCAAGGAACCTGCTCGTAATTGGGGAACCCGTGATCGCACCGAGATGCGAAATGGAACTACCGATCCCAAACTCAAGCACCACGGGCTACAGGGCAAGGAGTGGGAAGAGAATCCGCTGAAGAACAAGCGGTCGGTGTGGACGGTGAACGCCAAGGGCTACAAGGGCGCACACTTTGCGGTGTACCCAGAAAACCTGATCCAGCCGTGTGTGCTGGCAGGATGCCCAGTGGGAGGTACGGTGTTTGATCCGTTCACAGGCAGCGGCACCACTGCTGTGGTCGCACTCAAAAATGGACGCAACTACATCGGAACAGAACTGAATCCTGAATATGTTAAAATCGCAGAGGAACGGATCAAGGAAGCCGTTCCACAAACACTTGAGGAGATTCTAAATGGGTAAATTCAAGCCAATTGGAAAATGGATTTGGGTGCAGTCTCACCTTGGAGGTCAGACCACCACATCGGCAGGAATTGTTTACAACGAAATAATCAATTCTCGCTACATTTGGGCTACGGTTGTGGCAATCGGTGATAAACTAACGGAAGACATTCGCGTAGGTGACCGTGTTCTTTGGGATCGTACACAGAACAAGGGGCAGGGTCACGAAGACAAGGACATGGTGCATCAGGATTGGGTTGCCGTAGTGGAGCGATAATGGACTTCTACACTTCCGTTGACATTCGTGGCAAGAACATCCTGTATCGTGGATGGAAGAACGGGCAGAGGCAGCACCTCCGCGTTCCGTTCTGTCCCACACTATACATTCCGTCCAAGGAGGCGGGGGAGTTCACCACCATCAACGGCAAGCCTGTGCAGCCTGTGCAGTTTGACGGTATTGGAGAAGCCCGAGAGTTCATGGATAAGTTCAAGGATGTGGGGAACTATCCAATCTACGGCAATACGAACTTTGTTTACCAATACCTTTACAAGGAGTTTCCCAATGAAGTTGATTATGACTTCAGCAGCCTCCGCATAGCCAACTTGGACATTGAGACATCGTGTGACGGCGGTTTTCCCACGCCCTCCGCTCCCACGGAGCGAGTCATTGCGATCACGATCTCAATGGGTGACAAGACCTATGTGCTAGGCTTGGGAGACTTTCATATTGAGGGAGAGGGAGTGTCCTGCATTCCTTACGATGACGAACGAGAACTCCTCGCGGGATTCATTGAACTGTGGAAGTTCCTTGATCCCGACATCGTGACAGGATGGAACATCCGTTTCTTTGACATTCCGTACCTTGTGGCACGGATGAACTATCTTGAAGAAGGATGGGGAAACTCCCTCTCGCCGTGGGGCAGACTGCGCGAGACTGTGGTGAACCGCATGGGACGCGATCAGACCGCGTATGTGATTAGCGGTGTAGCCACCCTTGACTACCTTGAGTTGTACAGGACTTTCACCTATGTGAAGCAGGAAGCGTATTCCCTGAACCACATTTCCAAGGTGGAGTTGGGTGAGGAAAAACTGTCGTATGGGGAATACGAAACGATTCAGGAGTTCTACACGCAGAACTTTCAGCGGTTCATGGAGTATAACCTTCAGGATGTGCGGCTCGTTGACCGCTTGGAATCCAAACTGAAACTGATGGAACTGGCTGTAGCCCTTGCGTATTCGGCACGGGTGAACTTTGAGGATGTGTTCTCGCAAGTCCGCACATGGGATGCCATCATCCACCACCACCTGATGAGCAAGGGCATGGTGATCCCGCAGAAGACCGAACACAAGAAGGACGATCAATACGCGGGTGCGTATGTGATGGACCCCATCGTGGGCAAGCACGATTGGGTGGTGAGTTTTGACCTGAACTCCCTGTATCCACACCTCATCATGCAGTACAACATCTCGCCCGAAACACAGGTGGAGAACCGTTCATGGGCGCGTGGCAGCATTACTCCCGATGCTGTGCTGTCACGCAACGGAGGAGAGCCTGTAAAGACTTTCGTTGATCCTGCGGAATATCTTGATGCTGCAAAGCGGGACGGGGTGAGCGTAGCCGCAAATGGTGTTGCTTTCAGGCGGGACAAGCAGGGCTTCCTTCCCGAACTGATGGAGAAGATGTATGCCGAACGCAAGCACTACAAGGGGCTGATGATTGCAGCACAGAAGCGGCTTGTGGATTTGGACAAGAACGCTCCCGAGTCCGAGCGGCGAAAGATTGAATACGAGATTTCCAAGTATCACAACTTTCAGTTGGTGCGTAAGATTCAGTTGAATTCCGCATACGGTGCCATCGGCAACCAGTATTTCAGATTCTTTGATGTGGCACTTGCGGAAGCCATCACGCTTTCAGGGCAGTTGAGCATCCGATGGATCGGTGATGCTCTGAACCGATTTCTCAACCGCATCCTGAAGACGGACGGCGAGGTGTATGTAATGTATATTGATACCGACTCCGTGTATTTGAGACTTGGCAAGGTGGTGGATTCGTCCTTCAAGGGCGAGCGGGACACGCAACGGGTGGTGGACTTCCTGAACGGATTCTGTGAGCGGGTGATTCAGCCACAGATTGAGCGGGAGTTCGCCACCCTTGCTGACTGCATGAACGCCTACACAAACAAAATGGTGATGGGACGCGAAGTGATTGCGGAGCAGGGCGTATGGACGGCAAAGAAGCGGTATATGTTGTCCGTTTGGGATTCCGAAGGTGTTCGTTACAAGACACCGAAGTTCAAGATCATGGGCATTGAGACTGCCCGTTCCTCCACTCCTGCGTATGTCCGCAAGGCACTGAAGACTGCGATTGAGATGATCCTCATGCGCGACGAGGGCACACTTCAGCAATTCGTGAAGGCAACGGAGAAGGAATTCATGTCCCTGCCTGTGGAGGATGTGGCTTCTCCCCGATCCGTATCTGGAATGGAAGAGTACGCACACAGCGGCACCGTATACAAAAAGTCCACGCCTATTGCCGTGAAGGGTGCGCTGCTGTATAATCACCACATAAAGCGGATGAAACTAGACAAGAAATACCGCACCATCGGTGACGGCGAGAAGATCAAGTTCATCTACTTGAAGACACCCAATCCGTTTCACGAAAGTGTGATTGGATTCCCGTCATCCATCCCGAAGGAGTTTGCTCTTGAGAAATACATTAATCGCCAACTCCAATTTGAAAAGACATTTCTTGAACCACTCCGCGCAATCACAAATGCGGTGGGGTGGAGTCCCGAAGAACGAAATACTCTTGAATCTCTGTTTGCTTGACTACATACTGTAACTCTTACAAAAAGGATACATCATGGCTATAAAGATCGTGAAGGTTCAGACCGGCGAAGAACTCATTGCATCGGTCACCGAAAAGTTTGAAGGCGAAAAGATTACCGCATACACGCTGAAGAATCCGTGCATGGTTGTGCCCGTGCCTACGAAGGGCGGCGGTGCAAATATTGCTGTCGTCCCGTGGATGGCTTCGGTGAAGGATCAGGCTATTACTGTTCCTGCATCGTATGTAATGTTCACTGCTGAACCCATGACTGATCTTATGAATGAATTCAGTTCTGCGTTCGGCAGCGGAATCGTGGTTCCCGACAAGGGCGTGAAGAGTCCCGCTCTAAAGATCACCACCTGATGAATCTTAATATTGAATACTTGAAAGGTCTTCTCGCAGCGCGAAAAGACCTGCTGCGCCGTGAAACGCAGCAGATGATCGTTGACAAACTCACGCCCTTGGATACAATAAGGGCTAACGAGAACGAGATGGTTCTCATTGACACACAGACCAAATCATTGGAGAGACTATGAAACTGAAGGACATTCTGAAGGCAGCAGGAAACAAGTACGCAACCGTGGCATCAGATGGGCTTGAGGGCAGCGATGTCAAGGGTTTCATCTCCACGGGATCGTATTCGTTCAACGCGCTTCTAAGCGGTTCCATCCACGGTGGGATTCCCGACAACAAGATTGTGGCTCTTGCAGGAGAGCAAGCCACGGGCAAGACCTACTTTGCCCTGAATGTGGTGCGGGAGTTCCTAAATTCCGATCCGAAGGCAATGGTGTTGTATTTTGATACGGAACAAGCCATTACCTCTGATCTGCTCCGTGGACGGGGCATTGACACCGACCGCGTGGCTGTGCTGCCTGTTGCCACGGTGGAGGAGTTCCGTCACCAGTGCGTCCTGTCTGTGGACAAGTATCTTGAAGAGGACAAGGACACTCGCCCCCGCATGATGATCGTGCTTGACTCCCTTGGAATGTTGTCCACCGAGAAGGAAATGAACGACACCGCAGAGGGCAAGACCACCCGCGACATGACTCGCGCACAGGTCACGAAGGCGGCATTCCGCGTCCTGACCATCAAGTTGGGTCACGCACGGATTCCCCTGTTGATGACGAACCACACCTACGATGTGGTGGGTGCGTATGTGCCCACGAAGGAAATGGGCGGCGGAAGCGGTCTGAAGTATGCTGCGTCCACCATCATCTATCTGTCCAAGAAGAAGGACAAGGTGGACAACGAGGTGGTGGGCAACATTATCCACTGCAAGACCTACAAGAGCCGTCTAACGAAGCAGGACAAGATGGTGGATGTTCAGTTGAACTTTGAGACAGGGCTGAACAAGTATTACGGGCTGTTGGACATTGCCATCAAGTACGGTATTTTCCAAAAGGTGTCCACGAAGATTCAGTTGCCCAACGGAAAGACCGTGTTTGAATCGCAGATCAACAAGAATCCAGAGAAGTACTACAACGAAGATATCCTTCGGGCTATTGACATTGTTGCGAAGAAGGAGTTCTGCTACGGCAAGGACGAAGCAGAAAAGGCAATGGATCGTCTGGCTGAACTTGATGAGGAACTTGGACTAAATGAGCCAAACCGAAAAGACAATACTGGCGGGGCTGCTTAACGACAGCGAATACTGCAAGCGGACCATTCCGTTCTTGCAGGAGGAGTATTTCCTTGACCGAGTGGATCGTGCAGTGTTCCGATCCATCAGGGATTTCGTCAATCAGTACAAGGGCATTCCCACAAAGGATGCCCTGCTTATTGCACTTGAAGACAACAAGGGGCTGACGGAGGACGAGTTCTCCAAGTGCAAGACTCTTGTAGTGGACATGGGCAAGAGTCCGCAGCAGGACACCGCGTGGCTCACAGACACCACGGAAAAGTTCTGCAAGGACAAAGCGATCTATAATGCCATCTTGCAGTCCATTCAGATTATTGACGGCAAGGACAAGAACCTCACGCCCCATGCCCTGCCTGAAATCCTGTCCAAGGCACTTGCGGTTTCGTTTGACACCAATGTGGGACACGATTTCCTTGAGGACTACGAGAAGCGGCATGAGTTCTACCACAGGGTAGAGAAGAAGGTGCCGTTTGATCTTGAGATGTTCAATGTCATTACAAAGGGCGGAATCTCGCCCAAGACTCTGAACATCATCATGGCAGGCACAGGTGTGGGCAAGTCCCTGTTCATGTGCCACCACGCTGCTGCTTGCCTCATGCAGAACAAGAATGTGCTGTACATCACTCTTGAAATGGCAGAGGAACGGATTGCAGAGCGAATTGATGCAAACATCATGGACATCACAATGGATGAACTGCAAGACCTGCCGCTTGAAATGTATGAGAAGCGGCTGCTTGGTAGCACACGGGGAGTAAGCGGAAAACTCATCGTAAAGGAGTATCCCACTTCGTTTGCGAATGTAAACCACTTCCGTGTCCTGTTGGACGAGTTGCGGCTGAAGAAGCAGTTCACGCCTGACATCATTTTCGTGGACTACATCAATATCTGCTCGTCTGCGCGGTTCAAGCACGGCAACAACATCAATTCCTACGGATACATCAAGGCTATTGCAGAGGAGTTGCGTGGACTGGCAATGGAACGGGATGTGCCAATCGTGAGTGCCACACAGGTGAACCGAGCGGGGTTCTCGTCCACCGATGTTGACCTAACGGACACTTCAGAATCGTTTGGCTTGCCACACACCGCTGACCTGATGATTGCCCTCATCACAACGGACGAGTTGGAAAAGGCAGGGCAGATCATGGTGAAGCAGTTGAAGAATCGTTACAACGGCAAGACTGCAAACAAGAAATTCATCGTTGGATTGAACTACTCCAAGATGAAGTTCTACGATATTGACAGTGAACTATCCGAAGACCTCATGGATTCGAATATTGAGAAGGGTGAGAACGACGGATACGGAGCAGGATTTGGTGCAAAGGACTTCAAGGCAAAGTTTGGTGACAAGCGAGACACAAGCGACTGGACGATATAATGTCTGCGTATATTGATAAGAAATACATCAACATGGTATCGGCTCAACTTGAGCGATTCAAGTGGAAGGGTCCGAACCTTGCAAACTGCCGTTGCCCTATCTGCGGAGACTCGCGGAAGAACAAGAGCAAGGCGCGTGGTTTTTTCTTTCCAAAGAAGAACGACTACTTTTTCAAGTGCCACAACTGCGGAGCAGGGCATTCGGTTTACAGATTTCTTGAGATTGTTGCCCCTGCAATGGCTCAAGAGTATGCACTTGAGCGGTGGAGAAACGGTGAGAACGGGAAGAGCAATTATGTCAAGCCAGAAGAACCCAAACTCCTGCCCAATGCAAATATCAGACTTCCTCGGTGCGACACTCTGCCACCAGATCACGCAGCACGGCTGTATTTGGAAGGCAGAGGAATTAAAGAATTGGACAGGTTTTATTTTTCAAATGGGTTTGGTGACTGGGTTCGTGCCATTGACCCTACATACACAACCATTCCGAATGACGAGCGTATCGTCATCCCATTCGTGAACAAGGCAGGAGAACTCGTTGCAGCGCAAGGACGCAGCATAAGCGGCTCCAAGAACTCAATCCGATACATCACCGTAAAGTTCAGCAAGGACGGCAGAGCGATTTACGGAGAGGATCGGTTGGATTATTCCAAGAGGGTTTATGTTGTTGAGGGTCCACTTGATTCTGTATTTCTTGATAATAGCGTTGCTCTCGCTGGCTGTGAACTGGCTTCTGCTGTCAAGTTGTTTCGTGATTGCGTTATTGTTTATGATAATGAGCCGCGCAATTCAGAAATCACCAAGAAAATCGAAGAAGCCATACGAGGTGGATATTCCGTATGTGTGTGGGCTGACAGCGTAAGCGAGAAAGACATTAACGACATGGTGCTTGCGGGACGGTCACCGCAGGAAGTTCAGCGTATCATTGACGAGTGTTCGTGCAGCGGATTGACTGCACTGGCACGATTTTCACAATGGAGAGTGCGATGAGTCATTATGAATTGAACCCAATAAATGAATTTTGCAACACCGAAAACGGAAGGTTGCTTCACAACAGAATCACAAACATGGACATCGTGGAACGCACTCAGGCTGCATCCATGTCTCAGATGTTTTCTTTTTGGAAAGAGATACAGGAAACGCTTATAGCCTCTGCGGAGGAGATAAAGACTCTCCGTGCAAAGATCAGTGAACTAGAGAAGGAAAATCAGCCATGACAAAAAATGTGATGGTGCTTGATCGTGGATTTGTTGAGTATGTTGACCACCTAGGCGACGATCTCACGGTTGTGAACGCCGCCCGAGTTTCGTTCAACAAGGAGAGCGATTGGGACAGTGAACCCCATTGGAGTGGTTCTCGTCAACACAAACTTTCTGAACGGGATCGCAAACTCATCAAGTATCTCGCTACTCATAAGCACTGGACTCCGTTCGCACATCCACAGATCACCTTGCGGATCAAGGCTCCCATCTTTGTGCGGACTCAACTGTTCAAGCACAAGGTGGGATTCACCGAGAACGAGGTGAGCCGCCGCTATGTGAGCGATCCCCCAACCGTGTATATGCCACGGTGGAGAGGCAAGCCCACCAACGGTGCGAAGCAGGGGTCGGAAGACTTCATGCCCATAGACGAAGACTACAACACGGTGAACCGCCACTATGAAATGACTGTGAAGGAAGCACTGCTCACATACGATGAACTACTGAAGCGTGGCGTGGCTCCGGAGCAGGCACGGGCTGTCCTCCCACAGGGAACCTATACCGAATGGTGGTGGACGGGTTCGCTTGCAGCGTATGCACGGGTGTTCTCGCAGCGGAGCGATCCACACGCACAATGGGAGTGCCGCGAATACGCAGAGGCAATGAATACAATAATTCAGCCTCTTTTCCCCTGTTCTTGGGCGGCTTTGACTGGCAAAGAGCCTGTCTGACGCGCCTAAATACTTGCGATGAACAGACCTCGCAAGTCATCCAAGCCCACAGAGCCACGCCGAACTGCTGCCATTTCAACTGGTCAGTTCGTGTCGGGTTCGCTTTTTCGTTTAGTGCGCGAAATCCGTGGTTCCGCGTACTCTGTGGGCGATCAATTCATGCTTCTGGATGAAGCAGACTGCCACGATCCCGATATTCTGAAACTTGGAGGAACAGGGGAAACATTTTTTATTGATCCCAATGGTCGCCCCCTGAAAATAGAGGCAGGAAACAAACAGATTGACTCTATATTTGAGATGGTTAGCAGTTCCGAAGATGTTCTGCAAAATCTTGTAACACCACAACCCGATCCTGAAAAGCCAGTCACTGAAAAGGAATTGACCAAACTCACAGAAGAGTTGCGCCAATCAATTCAAGAAATAAAGGACACGCCGTCTGTTTCTGGTCCAAAGGGAGATCGTGGAGAACCTGGTGGGGTAAAGGGACCAAAAGGTGACCGAGGAATCGCTGGTCCTCGTGGAAAAATGGGTGAGCGTGGACCGCGTGGCTTGAAGGGAGAGCCTGGTCCTCGCGGCAAGGCAGGAGTACCTGGCAAGCGTGGACCAGAAGGCAAGCAGGGACCAAAAGGACCAAAGGGAGATCGCGGAGAGCGTGGCGAACGCGGTGCAGATGGCGAGTCTGGAATACTGTCCGCAAAGTTTCCACTCGTATATGACAAAAACACCAAAACGGTGTCGATGGATGAGGCTCGTCTTGATTCCATCTTGAAGCGAATACTCGGCGGCAAAACAGTATCAGCGGCTGACATGGGTTGGCTTGCGTCCACTGGCGGCGGAGGAAAGGTTGCTGTCCTCTGGAACGGAACCGCTATCACTCCCGATGTGCGGTCCTTGAACTTCAAGGGGTCTGCCATACAGTCGGTCACCAAGCGTGGTGGAGTAGTCACGATAAATGTAGTGGCTCCTCCACAAGGAGTCACGGACATCAATGCTGGTGCTGGTATAAGTGTTTCTGGTTCAACTGGATCGGTTACCGTATCAAACACTGGTGTTCGTGAAATTGTTGCAGGCACAAACATATCCGTATCTGCTTCTTCTGGATCGGTCACCATAAACTCAACTGCAATTAATGAAGTTGGCAGCAAGTTTTTCTATCGTGAAACTGCTCCAACTACAGGAATCACCGCAGGCGACCGGTGGATGGACTCTGAAAACGGTCAAGAATACATCTACATTGATGACGGCAACAGCCAGCAGTGGGTTCAGCCGAGCATTCCTAGCACCATCAGCGCAACAATCAACACCGTTGTGGGTGTTGAGCAGTCTGCTTATTTTGCCACCCAACTAGACTACTACATTGGGGTGAACTACGCAGGCAAGGTCACTATTACCCTGCCAGACTCACCAGAAGAGGGTCGTGAAATAATAGTAAAGGACGAGTCTGGCAACGCTGGTAAGGGACCAAACAGAGCCATCACAATCATAGGCTCTGACGGACAAACCATAGATAATAAGCCATCAGTAGTGGTAAACCTAGACAATGCAGCCCTACACTTGATCTATAGAAACGGTTGGAGAATCGTATGAGTTATCTGTTCAACAACGAAGTTGGATTTCAGGGGTCTGCGCTTGACGGGTTTGCCAGACTCAAGACATCGCAACCGTATACGGTGTTTGACTCACAGCACCGCTACAAGGAAAACGGGCAGTGGGATACTGCTGTGGCAGTTGGTGGCACCACCTCACACAACCCAAACGAGAGTGCGGTTCTGCTTACCGTTGGAGCAAGTGCTGGTGCGTATGTGTATCGTGAGACTCGCCGTGTATTTGCCTATCAGCCAGGCAAGGCACTGACTGCCATAAACACCTTTGCAATGAGTAGTGCAAAAAACAACCTTACTCAGCGGGTAGGATACTTCAACACCCAAAACGGAATATATCTTGAACAGGGCGGATTCCCTTTCGGAAACAACCTGTATTTCGTGCTACGCAGCAGCGTGGGCGGATCGGTGCAGGAGACTAAAGTATCGCAGAGCCAGTGGAACGGTGATGTGCTGGACGGCAGCGGACCATCAGGCATAACACTTGACCCAAGCAAAGCCAACATCAGTTTCTTTGACATTGAGTGGTTGGGCGTGGGGTCTGTTCGCTGTGGGTTTTTCTTTGAGGGGCGACCTGTTGTGGCACACACCTTCCACAACGCAAACAAGAACACCAGCACCTACATGACCACTGCGTGTCTGCCCCTGCGATACGAGATATTAAATGATCCAGTTAACAACACCGCAAGCAGCAGCACCATGCGTCAGATATGCTCTACCGTCATATCCGATGGTGGCTACGAAGGAAAGTCCAGACCCCATTCGGTGGGGTTTGGATTAACAGCAAGTGCGGATATGAAAACTTTGACAAACGCATCACAATATTATCCCCTGTTGTCTATACGCCTGAAGTCGGACAGGACAGATGCAGTGGTTGTCCCGTCGCAACTAGATATTCTTGCTAGTACAAAGGGGAATTATCACTACAAGATTCTTGAAAATGCGGTGCTGTCGGGTGCGTCTTGGACCGCTCACTCCGCAGGAACGGTGGAATGGGACAAGTCTGCAACAAGTTTTTCTGGTGGAACCGAGATTGGCTCGGGATTCTTTACCGAACTCAGCGAGCCAGAGTTGCCGTCACCCCGTGAATTTGTGAATCAGTTGACCCGTTCTATTGGCGGAACAGCGGACATCATCACGGTTGTGGTGGCTTCGCAGAGTGTGAACCAAAAGGTTGCGTGTCAGATCGGCTGGCAGGAGTTGGTGTAATGCCCCTGAACTTTCCGTCATCCCCATCACCCAACCAGTTATACTCCGCATTCGGCAAGACATGGCGGTGGAACGGGGAGGGGTGGGAAGCCTACGGTGTCCTGCCGTCCACTGGCTCACTGGGGGTAAGGGGAACCAGCGGAGAGATTGATGTCAGCGTCAGCGGAGCCACCTATATCATTGGACTCCCCAACGATGTACAGATAGCGAATTCACTGACCACTCAATATTTGAATATTGGCGGCAACACTTTCAGCGGTGGACCGAGTGGAATCACCCTTGGATCGTCTTTGGGCATAGTTGGCGATATAAATATCACAGGAAAACTGCTTGTTGACGGACTGATTGTTTCCAAGACAGGCTTCAGTGGCTTCACTCTAGACGGTGATGTGGAACCAGTTACAGATGTTTCCCTTGACGGAGGAGAATTCTAAAAATGGCAATCATTAGGATTAAGCGCACAACCGGCAGTAGTCTACCAACAGGCTTGACCTTTGGTGAGATGGCTTTCGTGCAGGGAAGCGGAAGAACCGCAAATCGTCTGTATATTGCAAACAACGCTGGAGTGTGTGTTTGGGTGGGAGCGCAGATAATCAATCAACCCACTTTCTGGAGCGGTGATGATGCTCAAACCACCGTTCCCACACTTTCTGCGGTTGAGAGTCGTGTTGTTGCTGGTGGTGGTTTAACTTTTGCTACCGATCTTGGTGTAAATATTGCAACAGGTAAGTGGTTTGGAAAATATACTCGCGGAGACACCATTCCAGCACAGGGACAAACCGTAAAATGGGTCATCGAAGACGCTCTGAGTGAACGCATTAATCCAAATACATCACTCACAACAAACTATGCGTCTATTGGTGGAATTTCTTTTGGTCAAACATCGGGAACAGTAACACTAACATTAGGATACACTATTCTTACTGCCGGATCTAGTGCTGCTGGAACAACTTTGGAATACAGATGGGGAAATGTGGGAGCGTATACGGTGCTTAGTTCGGCACTGAAGAATGATGCTCTTGGAACAAACCAAGCATATTCAAACACATTTAACCACACATTCAACCGATTGGTAGACACTGTTTCTGGTGGAAGATGGGCTGGACACGGTGGTGTTGGGGCAACAGCCCTAAACTACCGATGGACGGTGAGTGACAGAGCAGGGGCATCAGCGGAATCACAATTTACTATTACTCCAGGAAATTCAACAAATATTGCTCCATCTTTTCAGTGGAACTCTCTATCAGCACCAAGTTTGAGAACAGGAGTTTTTGGCAGTACTGGAGCAGGCGGAGGCGCAACCGAAACAGAACTGAACCGCGAAAAGGGAAACACTTTTGTCAGCAATATCTCCTTTACAGTCAACAGAGCAAATCAATATATTCCATTGACTGGTTATATTCTTTCAGTGAGAAGATTTTTCAACGGAGCGTATGATTCATACACAGGCATAACAAGCGGCGTTCTACCCAATCCTGCCACAAGCACTATTTCTGGACTCACCTACCGAGCACCAACAACAGGTGCTTCACTTGATAGGCTAGAATTCCAAGCACAAATTACCGATGACTATTGGGATTCGGTCTTATCTGGGTCACCAGTTACTACAACATACACGGTTCCTACTACTCGTGTAATAAACTTCAACTACATGATGTTCTATGGTGCCACAACAAATCAGCCACTAAACGGAACCATGATTCGAGGACTATCTTCAGGATTGGTGATTGCACCAGATCCGTCAGTTGGTCCTCCTTATGGAGAAGGCGGAAACAATTCAGCAAGCGGTACGGTTTCCAACCCACTGAACGGAATAATTGGTCCTGCTGGAGCAAACACATATTTTATATGTGCTGTTCCCGATGGACTGTCTGCAACATTCTTCGATCAAGGTCTACAACAAGTAGTAAACTTTAGTTTTGGTGGAGAACCAAACACTACTATTGTGGCAGTTCCTGATGCAAGCGGTGTAAACAAGAATTACAATGTTTATATTCAGAATGCTGCGGTTCCTTTTGGAGATGCTAGACACTGGAATGTAACAACCACCGGAACGGTCACACAACCGTAATAACAAATGCCCATTCACGAATACACACCCGGAATTAAAATTCCTCAGCCATACGAACCGGTAAATCCGGTTCCAGTTGATGCGTGGTCTGGTCCGTATTCAGCATCAAATGGAACCACTGGCGAGGCTATAAATAATGCTCTAGCAACTATTCCGCCAGCACTCCGCTTTCTGTCTATGGAAGTGCGGATTTTGGCTAGAACTGGTCCTGGTGGTAGTACACTAGCGTACAAATACTGGTTCCGTGGAAGCACAGGAACTCTTGAAGAATTTGCATCCGGAACATCAACAAGCAGCAGTGGAGATTTCCCAGGAGGAATATCGGCTTCTGGTGCAACTTTTACTAACCTATTTGTTTTTGGTGGTACAACCCTCAACGGCAATGTTTCTGTTGGTGATGCGGCTACCGATGTCCTCACAGTCACATCAGGTGCAACTTTTGCAGGCAGAGTTGATGTTGGTGGTGTCCTTGATGTTGTGGGAACAGCAATATTTGAAGGTGCTGCGAATTTCAATGGTAATGTTGTTCTCGGAAACGCAAGCACCGATACAGTCACAGCAAACTCAGTATTCAATGGTCTGACTGTAAGCGGATCTGCTGCTAGATTTGTTTCTGGCATATCTGCTGCATCACAAACCTCTGTTGAAAGTTTGACTGTTGGATCTGGAGCAATATTTTCTAGCACGGTAACCGCTGGTCCAACATCAGTAAATCCTCCGCAAGGAGTAACATACACATACAGCAATATTCCTGCTGGTACTTCTGTTGGTCAGAATATTGGATTCAGTGTTCTAAACAATGTTGCTCTCAATGCGAATGTGCTAATCGGTCCAAGCGGAGGAGTGCTGGCAGGCGGAACGCAGGGAGTAATGTATGTTCGCGTGGGAACCACATTTGAACGGGCAGTTGATTTTGCAGGAGCAGTTCGTGCCGCTACATTCACTGGCAACTTGGGAGGAACAGCAGACAATGCCACAACCTTGGCAAATGTCGCCGCATCAAATTATGCACGAAGAGACAGCGCAAATACTTTCACTGGTCTACAAACCCTGAATACAGGACTGAATGTCACATCTGGCGGTGCCACATTTGCATCAACTGTTGCGGTCACTGGTCTTGGCACATTTAGCGGTGGACTGTCTGCCGCTGGTACTGTTACGGTAAATGGTGGTGCTACATTCAGCAGCATCAGCGCATTTGGAACTCTTGGTGGAGTAACATATCCACTAGCAAATATTCCTGCTGGCACATCTCTCGGTCAGGGAATTTCCTTTACTGTTCTACAGAATGCCGCTTTCAATGGAAATGTGCTCATTGGTCCAAGCGGAGGACAGATTGTAGGAGGAACGACTCAAGGCGTGATGTATGTTCGTGTGGGAACCACATTTGAGAAGGCAGTTGATTTTGCAGGTGCTGTTCGTGGAAATGTCACGGGAAATGTCACGGGAAATGTCACGGGAAATGTCACAGGAACCGCAGCAAATGCGTCTTCTTTGGGAAATACGGCTGCAAGTGGATGGGCACAACTTGGAGCATCAAACACCTTCACGGGTTCTGCGAACAACTTCAACAACGATGTTACCATAGGCAAGACTCTTACTGTCAATGGAAACTTCTATGTCTCGGGAACTGTTACGACCGTAAATAGAACGGTACTAGATGTTGATGATATCCAATTGAGGCTTGGAGCCACCACAGGCACGATGACTGATGTATTGGCAAATGATGGTGGTATCATCCTAAAAGGAGCAACAGATAAGAAGTTTACATGGATTAATGACACTGATTCATGGACCAGCAATGAAAACATAGACCTTACCACAACTGCTTATGCTTATAAGATTGCTGGTACAAATGTTCTCACAAGCAGCACGCTTGGAAGCGGAATCACCACATCAAGTCTGCAAGCAGTAGGCACTATCGGCACTGGTGTGTGGCAGGGAACCGTCATAGGAATGGCATACGGTGGTGTTGGTGGAAACATCAATTCTCTTCCAAACAATGGAGTTATTTACAAGACAGCCAGCGGTCTTACTGCAACCGCTACTGGTACAAATGGACAAATTCTGTTTGCCGGTGCCGCAGGACTTCCTGCATTTGCTTCTCCCACCGGACTCACCGTAGGAACGGCAAACAAGGTTAAAGTTCAAAACAGAAACACCACTGCTGGAACAATGTTCCTTACTTTTGTGGCTGATGCAAGTGATGCAGAAGACCTGTGGATAGACAAGGCTTCTGGAATAACATTTGATGCCAGTACAAATGTTTTGAGTTGCACTCAAATTGAAGCGACAATAGACGGCGGAACATGGTGATATAAAAGGAGAACCCCATGAGTGAACCTAATTACAATGAAACTGTTGTTATTCCCCTTTTGCAGAACAAGTTCAAAGAACTGACGAATCAAAATCTTGTTCTTGAAGCCAATCTCATGGTAGAGCGGCAGAGAAACGCTTTCCTGTCCACACAGATCGCTGAACTACAGTCAAAGGTGGAAACACAGTCCAAGCGCAAGAAGCGTGAGGAGCCACAGTTGGACGGACAGGTCTACTAATCGGTCGCTACATACTGATACACTATGGCAAAGATCAAGATCAGATACAGCATGGCGGCAGGAGCAACGGCACCCGTAGGGCTGACTGCCGGGGAGTTGGCTGTCAACATCACACAAAGACGGATGTTTGTCGGAGACACTGCCGGAAACACCATTGAACTTGCTGGTCTGTCTGCGAACAATTTCACCGGTTTGAACTCCTTTGCCGCAGGAATCTCCGCCGCTGGTGGTGTGACCTTTGCAGGTAGTCTGTCGGGAACCACTGCCACATTCAGCCGAGTATTGACTGCTCCATCCATAGCATTCAATTCCCCGTCTGCAACAATCAGTGGATTCAGTGCGTCTGGTGCATATCCAAAAGCAATATTTGATGGAAACTGGTTTCAGTTTCAAGTTATTGCTGGTCCTTGGGCATTGGGATTGCAGGAAGAAAATTCATTAGGCTATCCATACGATACAAGTATAATAGCAAATCCAAATACTGGTATCATAAGCATTGAAGCCCAAACCATATTTTCTAATGCATCCCAATTTACTTTGTTGGGAGGAATTTCAGCAGGAGATTCAAGCACATTCAATGGGGCATTGACTGGTACCACTGCCTCATTCTCCCGTCTGCTCACAGCCACACAGGGAATCTCTGCCGCTGGCGCAACATTCAGCGGAAGCGTAACAGCACCCACACCCAGTCCAGGAACAAACAATACTCAGGTGGCAACCACTGCATTCGTGCAGACTGCTGTTAGCAGCGGCAGCAGCACCAATGTGGTCACTTCTTTCAATGGCAGAACTGGTGCGGTGCAAGGTGTCTCTGCTGCGGTGGCTGGCAGCGGAATTTCAGTGTCTCCTTCTGGTGGAACGGGCACAGTCACTATTGCAAGTGTGGGAGTGGGTGACACTGGCGCTGTTCAGTTCCGCCATTCCGGTGGTTTGTGTGGAAGTGCCATGCAAATTTCTGGAAGAGTTGGTGGAGTAACACTAGACTCACAGACAGAAATTCTTCAGTTTGGATTGAATAGAGGACCACAAAAAGATAAAGGAAATGCCGAAGCCATTGGTTTAAGAATTATTCGTGGTTACGGTGCATCTCCAAGTTCTTACATCGATCCATACACCGGATCAGGGGGACTAGGAGATGAACTGGGTGGAATAGGACTACTTGCCACCGGAGAGGGAAGTATTTCTGGAGATCCAGGTGAGGACGACGCAGAAGTTTCAAATTTGTATATTATGACAAAACCTGCTGGTATTAATAGTGAATTTGGAAGTTCTATTCAATTGCGACCGGGTGGACAGCCAGGTATATTAGTTCGCACTGCTAATGGAAACGGTGATCCTTATTCAGCACAAATATATCCTCCTCTTTTTGTTAACAATACTCTTAATGGCACAACCGCTGCATTCTCTCGTCTGGTAACAGCCAGTGCAGGAATCTCTGCTGCCGGTGGTGTAACCCTTGCAGGATCTTTGTCAGGAACCACTGCTGCATTTTCCCGCCTAGTCACTTTCAGTCAAGGAATCTCTGCTGCCGGTGGTGTCACTCTAGCGGGATCTTTGTCAGGAACCACTGCTGCATTCTCTCGTCTGGTGACAACCGAACAAGGAATCTCTGCTGCCGGTGGTGTCACTCTAGCGGGATCTTTGTCAGGAACCACCGCTGCATTCTCTCGTCTAGTGACAACCGAACAAGGAATCTCTGCTGCCGGTGGTGTCACTCTGGCAGGAAATCTATCAGGAACCACTGCTGCATTTTCCCGCCTAGTCACTTTCAGTCAAGGAATCTCTGCTGCCGGTGGTGTCACTCTAGCGGGATCTTTGTCAGGAACCACTGCTGCATTTTCCCGCCTAGTCACTTTCAGTCAAGGAATCTCTGCTGCCGGTGGTGTCACTCTAGCGGGATCTTTGTCAGGAACCACTGCTGCATTCTCTCGTCTGGTGACTTTCAATCAGGGAATATCCGCTGCAAACGGCGTAACTCTGCACAATGCAAGTCTAACTGGAATACCAACAGCACCAACTGCAAATGTTGGCACCAACACCACACAGATAGCAACCACTGCGTTTGTGTTGGCAAACAGCAGTTCTACGAATGTGGTGAAGTCTGTCAATGGTCGGACTGGTGATATATTCATCTCTGATGGACAGGGAATATCGTTTGTAAACAGGGCGGGAGATGATTGGGAAATCCTTCCAAGAATAGACTACTTGTATACAACTGGTCTTGGTGAATTGGTTGCATCGCAAGAACCCTATAGGGGAATTACATTTGCAATTTATGAAGATTTCCTTGTAGCAAGTGGTCCATCATTCATTCCATCCAACGATTATATTCTAATCAAATCCGCAGTTACCAGAAATGGAGATGTAGAATATCCCAGTCAGATGTATCTTACAACGCTAGAGCATCTTAAATTATGGATCAACGGTGCAGGAATGGATCCAGGATTTGTAGAGGATGAAGCACTTTTTGTAAATGGAATCACAGTTGGTGGAACTGCTGCCTTCCAAAAACAGGCAACTTTCAATGCACTGACACAATTCAACGCAGGAATCTCTGCATCAGGCGGCATGACGCTTGACGGCGGCAAGGTGTGGCACTCCCTGAATGACGGACCCACCTCGGGATTGGACGCAGGGCAACTGTACGGTGTCACCGCATCCCTTTACGCTTCAAGCCTGTCCACGGGTCTGCTGTACGGTGGACTAGTCACTATCAACGCAGGCAACAGTGCTGCGTTTGATGTAAGCGCAGGCGCAGGCTACATTGTCACCACGGGAGCCACCTTCACCGCAGAACCGAATCCCGTGATTACCCGTGTCTCATGGACTGCAAAAACAGGTGTCACTCTTTCGGGACTCACGGCACAAGACACCACATGGATATACTTTGACAGCAGCGGCAACCTGAATCAGCAGCCCGCGTTCTTCACGGACGATCAGGTGCAAAGCACCCTTGCGGTTGGCGCACTGGTTCACCCAAGCCGTGCGTACATTTCGCTTGCCAAGACCATTCCCAATGTGTCGTATGCCACAGACAAGCAGTACGAGCAGTTTATCCGTGCGTTTGGTCCGCTCAAGGTGAGTGGTCACAGCATTCAAGCCAATGGCGCAAACCTGAAACTGAACCGCACAAGCGGAACAGCGTTCATCTTGGGGCGCAACTACCCCAACGATCCCAACAACCCAAGCGTGATATCGGACAACGCACAGACAGACTGCACATTTTGGCGGTACTACCGTGGTGCAACCGCAGGTTCGTTTGTCACGGTACTGAATCAGACCGCTATTGATCCCGAAAACTACGATGACGGCACGGGAACCCTGAATAGCGTACCCTCAAACAAGCCGTTCACCATTCAGCGACTGTTCTTCTTCCCAGGCACACCCTCGGTGCTTGGCGTGTACTACGGACACGCGTCCTACGCCAGCATTTCCGAAGCAGCCAACAATGTCAATTTTGAAGACTTCACGGAAATCACGAACACCGCAACCAATGCAGTGTTTGCGGGCTATCTGCTTGTAAAGAAGGGCACAACGAATCTCACCACAGCCATTGCTGCGGATGATGCACGCATTATTCAGTCGGGGCAGTTCCGCTCTACCACAAGCGGTGGCGGAACCATTGCCACGAACTTGGACTCGCTGAACGATGTCACTATTTCATCGGTGCAGGACGATGACCTACTCATCTACGATACCGCTACAAGCCAGTGGTTGAACACGCCCCTACAGCACATTGGTGTGACACGGGTGAACGGACTCTCTGGCGCAGTTCAGGCAGTGTCGTCTTTCAACGGGCGCACTGGTGCAGTTCAAGGTGTCTCTGCTGCTGTCGCTGGTGATGGCATCACCGTATCAGGTGCTACTGGTGCGGTCACCATCACCAATGCGGGTGTGACCCGAGCAGTTGCTGGTACTGGTATCAGCGTAAACGCAAATACTGGCACTGTAACCATCACCAACAGCGGTGTCACTAGCCTTGCGGCAGGAACTGGTGTTGCCGTAAGTGCAGGAACTGGTGCAGTTACCGTTACCAATATCGGAGTTCGGTCATTCAACGGAGCCACTGGTGCGGTCACAGGCGCGTCGCTCGGTGCGAACACATTCAATGGCTTGCAGACCATCAGTAGTGGTGGACTGTTTGTAAACGGTGGAGGAACCACATTTGGTGCATCACAGGGAGTGGTGTTTGAATACGGATTGCGGCAGACCAGAGTGCTTTCCAACATAGACAATGCTGGAGGCTTGATCGTGGATCGCGGAACCACTCTTGGATCTGTGGGCGGCGCTCCACTCACTGTTCGTGGTGGACCGATGAGACTCCTGCAAAACGGCGGATTCAATATAACCACCGGAAATACATCTGGAGTAAGCACTAGTGATTGCCCTCTTACTGTTACTTCAGCGGGAAATTTTACTCTCAACATAAGTCCAATGATGTCAACTGGACTTGGCACTTATCCAAACCTACTGGTTTTGGCTGGAAACGGAGTGGCTGACGGGGGGATCAACATCAGTGGATCTGATCTCATTCTCGGGACAAAATCTGCTGATGGAGAAGATTACACACCGGTCGGTTTGAAATTCACTGGAACCTCTTTTCCGATTCGTTACACCACACTAACCGCTAATCCATCAGGCAGCGACAAGACCATCACCCTTCCAAATGCCACAGGAACGGTTGCACTTGATGCCGCAGCAAACACATTCACAGCACTCCAGTCATTCACACAGGGAATATCTGCTGCTGGTGGTGTGACTTTTGCAAGCAATCTTGCTGTGAATGGTGGCAGCATTACCACATCTGCCGCAACAGGAAATCTGTTCAACACCGTTGCCACTACCCTGAACATTGGCGGAGTAGCAACCACCACGAATCTAGCAACCGTCGCATCAGGACTGACACTGAACATTGCAACTGGAGCAAACGGTTCTGATATCAAGAACATCTACATTGGAACTGGTCCTGTTGGCGGAGGCTCTGCACGAACAACCATAGGATACAACGGCGGTGTCATTGTTTCCCACGGCAACGGAATCACTCTCAGTAGCAGCGCAGGTGGATATGTTGTAAATATTCCGTCTGCCACCACAAACATCACGGGAACTCTCAACGCCAGCGGTTCTCTGAACTCCACGGGACTGTTTACAACAAGCGGAGGACTGTCTGCAAGCGGTGGAGTCACATTCAACACACCAATCGTGTCCACCCGAATGGCACGAACATCTTCGGGTGTGTTTGACACCAGAACTGGAAGTTTCAGCCCCACCGAAGCAGACAACGGCAAGATTTTTGTCATCAACATCAGCGGAAAAACCTCTATCACAGTAACATTGGAAGGGCTTTCCACTGGTTGGAGAGCAAAGTTCCTGTGCCTTGGCGGAGCAACCAGTTTCAGCAGCACCACAGGAAATGTTTTTGGATCATTCGGAGCAAACGGAAGCGGGTTCCAATCATCAACAGAGTGTGTGGAAGTCCACTGCTACGCAAGCAACACATACCATGCATCATAATCCGAATTCTTATCTGCTGTCTACCATATACAGAACACCAAAATCAAATGGATACGGGCGAGAGTGTGCCTATCGGCGTTTTTCGTTTCTCCGAGGGCTTTCTTTCGGATCAGTGCTTGATGTGGGGTCTGGTCCGTGTCTGCTGCGGGGATGGTTGCAGGAAAACGGGATAACTGCGGACTACGAAGCGATTGACATCCGCGCAGACGCACTTGCCTTGTGCGACTGCCCCACATACCAATCCGTACCGCAGCAAAAGGCGTATGATCTTGTGTGTTTGTTTGGAACCGTGACTTACAACATAGACCACGATGAAGCACGGAACAAAGAAGTGCTGCGCGACCTACTGCGGCAGTCAATTAGGGTGTGTCGAAAGTGGTTGGTGTTCACCGTGTTTAGGGAGAGCATCAGAAAAAAATACGAAAACAGCGTCCCACGGGACTTCTTTGTGCATTTCAGCCGCGAAGAGATCGGGGAAATGCTTGAGGGATTGGGCATATATCGGTTTGGAATAGTGGAAGATGACCGCTTGGACGATCAGGAATACTTTGTTCTGTGCCAACCGTAAGGGTATAAATACATTTACGGTGCGGTAGCGTCACAATATTTGAATACAGGAAGCACTCATGCCAACAACAATCATTATACGCCGTGGAACGGCGGCTCCAACACAGGCTTCGGGACTCTCCCTTGGTGAGCCAGCGTTCAACACTACCGAACAGACCTTCCATATTGGTCGTGGTGCAGGAATAACAGCAGCGTGGATTGGTGCCCGTATCAGCGGACTGTCTTCGGATATTGACGCAGGGCTTACTCTTCAGATTCCCAACCTTGCAGCGGTAAAAAATTATGTAACAAACTATGTGGCTACGAACAC